ATGTTCGCCCAAGTACGCAATACTGGTTTGGCGGTGGTTCTCTTACAAATAGTGTGGGTGGCATTGGAGGCAGCCTAGCCGCACTGTATGCAGTAAGCCTGGATGGGGCCACAGTCCTAGGCATAATTAAAGGTTGGACTGGAAGCCTCAGTCCATCTACACCTTTCACCGTTACGCCACTTTATATATTCCAGTTCAGTAACGATCAGTCATTTATCACCGGCACGTGGAATCCGCCGGATAATTCTCCTCCGGTTAGCTAGGCATGGCTACCTTCCCTTCCCTGACACCAGCAACCCGCGCTTTCACGCCAGGCGAGTATCCGCACACGCCGTTCAGCACCTACAACGGCCTGCAGAATCGTGTGCGCCATAGCAACGTTATGCTCAGCAGTTCAGTGCGGCTGAGCTTCATCGCCCTGGCTGAAGCTGACATGCTCAGCATCCTCAGCCACTATCAAGGCCAGTTCGGCAGCTTTGAAAGCTTCACGCTGCCATCCAGCATCTGGAGCGGTGTCACCACCATCAGCGACTACCAGCTGACGGATTACCGCTGGAGGTACACCGACCCACCATCCGTCGATGACGCCTACTGCAATCTCTACAACGTCGAGCTGGCACTGGAAACGGTGCCGCCTGATGGTGCGTTTGCCAGTGGTATTGAGCTGGCAGTCATCATCACACTGGCGTTTGCTGGCGCGGTCACAACCAGCGGCCTGCAGCAGAGCATCGCGATCACATTGGCAGGTGGCACGGCTTCTGTGGTTGTCGGCGGCGATTACGACTTCTCCTCATTCCTATACTGGGATGAAGACCCTTACACCAGCTGGGACTGATTTATGGCAGCTCCCAACATCAAATCAGGCACCTCCGTCACGACGGTCACCGGCAAGACCGTGGGTTATGCCGTCACTACCTCGATGGCTGCAGCGCTCAGCAATGGCGCCAGCAGCGGCAAGGTACTGAAAATCAACTCGGTGTACTGCGCCAATGTGGACGGCGCAGCAACTGCCGACATCAGCCTGGAGCACTACAACGGCACGACGGGGTTTGCGATCGGCAAGACCATCGCCGTACCAGCGGATGCCACTCAGGTGCTGGTAACGCGCGAGGCGTACATCTACCTGGAGGAAGGCCACAGCCTCCGCGCACAGGCCAGCGCCGCCAGCGACCTAGAGCTGGTGATTGGTTACGAGGACATCAGCTAAACCGCTCTGACTACCACTCATCCGAGGATCAACCCATGGCCGTCACTAAGCAAACCTATACCGCAACGGCAACGCTAACCGCCGCGACTTTCTTTACGCAGCTTCGATCGGCGTTTATTGACGCGGGGTTGATGACCGAGTGGTACGACAATTTCACGAACACGCTTGAAAACCGTGTGATGGAAATTACCAATGCCGCTGGGACGTATGGCAAGACCTACTACTGGTTCATGGTTGGCGCTTCAGGCAACCTCCTCTATCAGGTTGCGACGGGCTGGACCGCTGGTTCTGACGTACCTTCCGGCACTCAGTATCTTGACTTTTTCGCCACAACAACAAACGCCGTAACCAACCATCGGCAACTTGTGGCCTTCAACTTTACCACTGACGTTAAGATCACTCGATACACAAGCGGCGATGTTAATTTCTTTGTAATCTCGCAAGGTGCCGTCTACAGGTGCTTCACCATCGTAAAAGGCAGCGGCTCTTTCCAGCCTTGGGTTGACTTCAGCAAAGGTTTTCTAAATCTGTTTTACGAGGTAAATACTGCCGCTAGTGGCCGTACGGGACAGGTCGGGTTTCAACGCTACTGCTCACTTCGCAGGGAGCTAGGTAGAGGCATTGCATTGAACGGGTCAACAACTGTGGGTGATTACACAGGAGCCACAGGTGGTTACACCTACGGTGCTGAATACGCATATCGCGGTCTAGGCAATGGCAGTAACGTGTGGTCTAACAACATAGATACTTTTCAGGAGCGGGGGAGCGCCATTATCTTGCCCATCGGATTTACCGGCACCAACGGCGCATACACTACAAACTCAAGTCCTGTATTTCACAGCCTGCCCTATTCGCAATGGATCACTACAACCATGGGCAGCGACTTCGGCGTGACCATGCTTTATACGGCAAACACGCTAGGCATCTACGACACAATCACCGTCTCCGCTGGCACCGAAGTTTGGGAGGTGATGGCGTTTACAAACAACGCAACGATCACCACGGGCGCTACTCCTGTCATGTTGGCTCGCACCACCTAACTCATGGCCAATTTCAACCAAACACCATCGGGGCAAACGTCGATTGATTTGGTCCTGCCAAGCCTTGCCTTTGGCGTCAACGGCACCGGCACATGGGATCAACCGAACTACGCCTGGGGCGGCGGCAACACAGTTACCTTGACCTTAGGTGGCGCCGGCACCACCACAAACCTGCTCACCCCCGCTGCGCTACTCGGCAAAAACGCATCTGTATCGACTTCGAGCGCAAACGGAATGTGGACTCTGCGCGACCAACTCGCAGCCAAGCGTGCCAGCGCATGGCCATGAGCCCCATTAACCCGAAGCTGGAAACGATCGACTGGGATGGCAGCGCCTTTGTGGTGCGCCCCTACAGCTTTGATGAACTGCAAACGCAGTACGCCAAGGTCCGCCAGCAGCGCATCGAGCTGCTCAAGGCCAGCGACTGGACGCAGATTGCCGACTACGACCTCGGCGCCGATCGTGACGCCTGGGCCGCCTACCGCCAGGCCCTGCGCGACCTGGCCGATGCTGCCAACCCGTTTGACATCACCTGGCCAACACCACCGGCCTAGACTGATCTCAACGCAGGTACATCATGGCTTCCCTGATCTACAACTCAGCCGTTGATGACATGGCCCGTGGTGCCATCGACTTCGACACCGACACCTTCAAGGTGATGCTGGTCACTTCGTCCTACACGCCAAACAAGGACACGCACGACAAGCGTGATGATGTCACCAACGAAGTCAGCGGCACCGGCTACACCGCTGGCGGCGTCACCAGCGCCTGCACCGTCACCAAGGACACCGCCAACGATCGCGTCACGCTCAGCTTTGCCGCTGTGAACTGGGCCACCAGCACCATCACCGCCAGGGCTGCTGTGATCTACAAGTCACGCGGCGGTGCCAGCAGCGCTGATGAACTGGTCTGCTACGTCGATTTCGGCGGTGATGTCAGCAGCAGCTCTGCAACCTTCAGCCTGGGCAGTAGCACCATCACGCTGCAGAACTGATGGCCACCTTCCCGGCACTGGAGCCGGTTACACGCCGCTACAGCATGGGCACCTTCCCTGTCACCGAGGAACGCGGCTTCGGTGGTGGCAGCATCCGCTTCCGGCATGGCACCACCGCCTACAGCCACATCCTTGAACTGAGCTTCGCTGCACTGACGCAATCACAGGCCAAGCTGCTGCGTGATCACTACCGCGAACAGCAGGGCGGCTACATCGCATTCCCGCTCAGCACTGAAGCGTGGACCGGCCACACCAGCTTTACCGATCTGGTGCCAACCTCTACGCACTGGCGTTACGCCGCACAGCCGCAGGAAGACCACCTATCCGCCGGCTATGTAAACGTCTCGATCAGCCTGATCAGCGTGCCAGCTGTGGTTGCTGCAGCATCTTCCGGTCTGGCCTCCACCGTCACAGCCACCCTGGCGGGCGGCGCAGCATCGGGTAGCTAACCTGAGATAGCGATTCACGCCAGCTATGGCACCTACTCCCGAGGGGATCACCAGCGTTGCCATAACGTTGCTGGCTGGCTCCGAAATCCTCAGCCTCCTGCCAGGCGTTAAGGCCAACGGCTGGGTTCAGTTGATCCTCGGCGCACTGCGTGGCATTGCATCCCGCAAGCGGTGACTGAGCCAACGCACGGCGAGATCCTCCGCGCCATCGGCGTGCTGGAAGGCCAGCTGAAGCAACTGCTGGATGCCGCCATCTCCGACAAGATCGAGCGGAGCGGATTAGGCGTCCGCGTTGGCCGGTTGGAGACGCGCATGGCGCAGGTGGTCATCCTTGCCGTCGTCGCCGCCATGCTCAGTCCTGTCATTTGGTCCGAGATCAAGAGCGCATTCAGTTATCGGCAGCCAGTACCGCAGCACCTGCAAAGACCATGACGCAGCTCAGGCTGGTTGATCTGTTCCGCTACTTCAAAGGGCTGCCGCACCAGCTGGCATCGATCAGCGAGCTCGAGGCCGCCATCAACAAGCGCGCCCCGCAACTGCTGAACCGCGATCAGCCATGGTTCAAGACCTGGAGCGTCCCCGGCAAGCAGACCGACTTGGCTGATGCGATCCAGATCATCAAGGAGTTCGAGGGCTGCCACCTCAGCGCCTACCCTGATCCGCTGAGCGGCGGCGATCCGTGGACGATCGGATA